TGTAATTCTTCTTCATATTCCAAGTTAGTAACAGCAGTCGCACTACCATATGCATCACTATCACTTGACGCACCAGCATCTGTTAAAAGTGATGGGTCGTAAACTTCTATGTATTTTGATGTATCTCCAGATGTCTGTGCAATTTTGTAATGATGTGTTCCATTAACATCTGAATATTTGTCATTTACATAATCTTCAAATTGAACGAAAGACATTGGCCATTCATGATACCTATCTGTAATATCATTCACAATAAGAACAACCCAATGATATTCTGAATCACCATAATATTTGTGTGCAATTATTTCTGGTGTTTCTCCATCTTTTACATCATAAGTGTCCAATAAAACAGCATTTTCTTTTACCTTTGCACGAATCTTAACTCTACGAAGTAAATTTGTTACAAGTTTATAAGTGTCAGTATTTCTATCTTGATATAAAATTTTTGGTATATTATTAAAATACATTTTTTAAAATCCTTCTTGGACATCTTCATGAGTAATGATATCCATTTCTTGAAAGTTAAGTGTCATATGTATTTCCGTTGGTGAGGCGCCAGCTTCTCCATCTTTTGTTGAACTTTTAGTAAATGCCGTATATCTATCACCACCATATGTAATATCACAATCAGTTAAATAACAATTTCCTATTTTATTAAGAAAACTATTTTCATTACCTTTATAAAAATATTCTATATTAAATTGGTTTGGAACTTTAAAAATAGGATTACCTTTCAAACTGTTTTGACTCATTGTTGTCGGCAACATATGTTTTCTAAAAGTTTGTATAATTTGATGAACTTCTTGTGCTTCTTTTTCAGATTTTGGATAAAAATCAAATTGAAATGGAAATGCTCTTTTCTTAGGATTTTTAAAAACAAATTCCATTCTATCACCAATCGCAATTCCAGTAGACAATTGCAATTGGTCAGATGCTCCACCAAAACCAACTTGTTCAATTAGTTCCGCCATCTTCTTCACAATTGCTTTACCTGCTGATGCCACAGGTATATCTCCCATATCAATATCGTCTCTTAACATTGCACCAATCGAAGCTGCTGCCGTTGTAGTTAATGGCGACACTTCCGTACTTTCATATTCAGCACCTGTTATATTTTTAACTTGTGGTGGCATATATAAAGTTATCAATGTACTAGTTCTACGAGTAGGTGGACGCATTATATATTTTCTTTCGTTTTCTCTCGTTACTTCATCAGCATAGTTAGTTTCATAGTCTTGTTGTATTTTGATATTAGGCGCAGCAGCTGCCTGTCTTTTTTCTTCTAATGCATAACCTTCCTCTATCTTCAGTCCTTCTTTAAAAAGACCGCCTTTCTTTACTCTTTTATCAAATTTCTCAAATTCTGCTTTTGCTTCGGCGTCCTCTTGTTTCTGCACTTCTGCTGGTTTAGAAATCTCTCTTACAGTAAATACAACATAATGTCCTTGTCTAGGGTCATCAACAACATCCATTGGGTATGTTAAACTCTCTGTCTTGAAATTACCAAAACTTGGCATTTTACCAAGACCTCTATCATTGATAATACCTCGAAGTTTATCAGCACCCGCTTTTATTACTCGTTTGCCAACACCAACTGATTGTCCTGCTACTATATCTTTTATACTGGGCATATAAATATCCTTGTGTAATCTATTTATAATGGATGTTTGTAATCATGTCTTATAAAGGAAAATTTAGTCCTAAAAATATAAAGAAATATAAAGGTAACCCTACCAATGTCTTTTATAGGTCTTTGTGGGAAAGACGTTTCATGAAATATTGTGATGAAAATCCCATGATACTCGAATGGGCAAGTGAAGAAATCATTATTCCATACATATCATCATGGGATAATAAACGACATAGATACTTTCCAGATTTCTACATCAAAATACAACTATCAGATGGTTCTACAAAAAAACGTATCATAGAAATTAAACCAAAAAAGTATTTAAAAAAACCAAATCTTAAACCCAAAAGAAAAACACGAAGATGGTATGGTGAACTAAAAGAATGGCATAAAAACCAAGCAAAATGGGCATTTGCAGAAGAATATTGTAAGAATAATGACATGGAATTTCAAATTCTGACTGAAGATAATTTAGGTTACTAACCTAAATATTCATATGGCAACCGTATTCGATAAAGTCTTAGAACAACTACTTGGTGATACTCCACCTTTCGATTGGTTTCAAGGAAAAGTAGCAGACCTTATTGACCAAAGTGAAAAACCCAGCGAACTTCTCCCTGTATGGGAACGAAGAACAAACAGAGTACAAATGTATAGATTCAATATGTTCTTTTACGACCCAAAACCAGAACAAAAAAAGAACTTACCTTATTTTGATATGTTTCCTTTAGTTTTTCCATTAAGAAGATTGGATGATGGATTCACAGGTATAAATGTTCACTATCTTCCACCTGCTTTCAGAGAAGATTTTTATAATATATTTTCACGATTTGCAACAAATGATGATATAGACGAAAAAACTTTATATAGAGCAACTTGGTCTAAAATATCAAGATTTAAAGTAATGCGTCCACTAATAAGAAAATATACTTATAAAAGTGTTAGGTCTCGATTTTTAACATTAAATGCAACTGAACTTCCAATAGCACTACTATTACCACTTCAAAGATTTGTAAAACCAAACACACGATTCAACAGAAATATAGTTCAAAATATGAAAGTGATTCGACAAGTCTATATAAATAGCAGGAAACACATTCGTTTTGGAAAAAATTTTAAAGGGATTAAAAGCGTAGCGTAATGGGAAATTTTTGGGAAGGTTTAGGATATTCAGTAATTAATGAATTTCTGGGTTTATTTCTAAGCAGAGAGGGATTAGCAAAATCAGCACGATACGAAGTAGTAATCGGCCCACCATCTGGTATTCAAAGTGGTGGTGGTGGTGGTGGTACACTTAGTGCAATTAGTCAAGCATTAGACGGCAATAATAACACAAGAGCAATTTCTTATAATGCAGAAACAATTGCTTTTCCTGGCAGAAATCTTGAAACAAAAGAAGATTTATCTGGATATGGGCCAATAAGAAATGTTGTTATGGGTTCAACCTATGAAGATTTATCAGCAACATTTTATGTTTCCAATGACCACAAAGAACAAAAATTCTTTCACGAATGGCAAAATACTGCATACAATATGAACGCCGGCGATAATTTCGGTGCTAACTATTATTATAATTATGTAGGAAATATTGATATATATCAATTGGATGAAAAAGATACAAGAAGACTTGGTGTAAGAGTTATGGAAGCATTTCCAAAAACAATTGGTTCTATTGAAATGGGTTATGCAAATGCAAACCAAATAGAAAAAATGAGTGTTAGTTTCGCATATAGATATTGGGAAATTCTTCCTGGCGGTGCTGGTAGTAGTTTCTTAAACAGATTAGCAAATATAGCAATCAACCAAGTGGAGAGAAAACTAATTTCTAAATTACCAAAAGTTTTGACACGACTATAAATTAATTAAAGGATGATATAATTATGGGATTACCAAAATTAAATACACCAACATATGAGTTGGTGTTACCTTCTACAGAAGAAACAATCAAATACAGACCATTTCTTGTCAAAGAACAAAAACTTTTGCTTTTAGCACAAGAAAGTGAAAACAAAAAAGAGATGTTAGATGCAATTTCACAAATTATAGAAAATTGTACTTTCGGAAAAATAAACAGCAAAGAAGCATATGTATTTGATGTTGAATATGTATTTCTACAAATAAGAAGAAAATCAATTGGAGACAAAATTACTCTAAATCTTTTATGCAATGATGATGGTATAACAAGAGTACCAACTGAAATAGATTTAAATGATGTTAAAGTTGAAATAGGCGACAATCATACAAATAAAATTCAATTAACAGATGATGTACAACTTATCATGACTTATCCAAGAATTTATACAATTGATAGTATAAATTCAGATAATAGTTATGATATAGTAGTAAAATGTGTGCATCAAATTACTGAAGGCGATAAAATTTATGAAAGAGTAGATATGTCTGATGAAGATTTAATAGAATTTATAGAATCTATGAATACAGATAATTTAAGTAGTGTTTTAGATTTCTTTGATACTATGCCTAAAATAAAACATCAAATAAAAGTGATAAACCCTAACACAAGTGTAGAAAATACTATAAATATGGAAGGTATAGAAAGTTTTTTTACATAGCTCTTTCTCATGATAACTTGGGAAATTATTTCCAAACTAACTTTGCTATGATGCAACATCATAACTATAGTTTAGAAGAACTTGAAAATATGATGCCATGGGAAAGAGAAATATACATGGGTTTATTGATACAACATATTACTGAAGAAAATGAAAAAGTAAAAAAGGAGACTTAAATGAGTTGGAACAATAAAATAAGAGAAGGTGCTAATACATTAGACACTTTAAGATTATTTCCTAGATTCTTTATTGCAACGTACATATATCTTTTTTATGATGTTGTACAATGGTTTATGGTTTTAGAAAATCCAAACACACAACAAGCAGGTCTTGTATCAATCGTAGTTGGTGCTGGAGCAGCATGGTTTGGTCTTTATGTCAATAGTACATCAAGTCCATCACAACCACCAAAAAAAGAGAGTGAATAATTAAATGGCAGAAAAAAATAAATTACCAATTCTACACTATTTAGCAGATAGAAAAAGTAGCAAAATTTCTGAAAACATACTGAAAACAGAAGAAGAGCGTTTTGAATTGGAAACAAGATTAGGAAAAAAACAAGATGAATATCTAAACTTAGATATAGACAAACTTAAAAAAGAAAGAGCCAGTAAACCTAGCAAAATTGGCGACTTTGTAAGAAAAATTGCTGATGCAGAATTTCTTGTGCCTTCATTTATTCAAGACTTTTTAAGAAAAGGCGAAGATGAAGGAAAAGATGTAGCTAGCAGACTAGATAATATTACATCGTCAATAATCGGTAGTATTACAGATAAATTTAGAACTAGAGATGCGCTAGCAGCAAAAGCACAGGGACTAACTGTAAAAGAACTTAGAGAACAAACAAAACTTAATAAGCAAAAATCAAAAGATGACTTAGCATCTGATAAACAATCAGCAAATCAAGCTAAATTTATGCAAACTGCTATGATGGACAACATCAATACAGAAATTCTTGAACAACTTGATGATACGAACAAAAATATTTTACTTGGAAATGAAAACTATTATACACGAGTAATAGAAATACTTAAACAACAAGATTCTTCTTCGCCAACGATTCAAAAAGGTATATTAAAGCAAATAACAGACTTAGCAAAACATGCTACAACAGGAAATAGTCTTAGAGTACATGATGCCAATGTAACTGAAAGACTAGACGAAGCTAACAAACATTATGAAGACCAAATGGAGTTTTCTAAAGATAACAGAAGGGAAGCTAAAATACAGGCACAAAAAGATGGAGAGTCTCAAAAAGAATTACTAAATGCAACAAAAGCAGGTGGCGCTGGTATGGTAGCTGCTGGTGCAGGTGCTGATAAAGGTGGTGGATTATTATCATCTGATAATATCCTAAAGGCTGCTGGAACAGTTCAAGCGTTTCGTGGTCTTAAAGGAATCGGTGGTTTGCTTTCAAAACTTAAAAATGTAGTTGGTCTTGGTGGCGCCGCTAAAGCTGGTATGATAACAGGGGTTGGAAAAGGTGGTACAGCATTACTCGCTGGTGGTGCAGCTAAAGGTTTACTCATAGGTGCAATGAGTACAGCTCTACCACTAGTTCTTGCTGGTACAGCTGGATATTTACTATTTAAAGGTACGAAAAAATTAATAAAACGGCACAAAGAATTTACAGCAATGTCACCAGAAGAACAAAAAGCATTTAGGGAAATGGAACATGACAATTTGGCGAAGATGGGATTCATGTCGAAACTAAAACGAGACAT